CTTGCCATTGTGAATTTGCGGTCTAATCTTTTATTGTCTGTAAGGATTTTCATTGCCATATCTTCAAACTTCTGAGATTTAGTAGCATTATCCATAGAATCATCTGCCTCTTGCATAAGATTTAAATCATCATTCATTGCAATAGTTGCTGCTGTAAAATATATAGTTGCTAGTTTAATGTCTTCTGGAGTAGTTGCATTTGCATATCTGTAAGTTACGTAAGCATCTACATCACTAGGACTACCAATCAAATTGTTTATAGTATTATAATTAGCGATGTAAATAGTTCCTCTGTGTGTATCTTGCCAATAATCTTTACCTACAACATCTGTAGGAGTAGCGCCTCCTGTTTTACTGTTTGAAGGATGTAAATAGTCTACATATGCAGAATCTTGCCAAATATTCAATAAATCTCCTTGAGCATTATCTAAAGCTAAAATAGGAAAATGTCTTAATTGTATTCTACCGTACACATTAAATCCCTGATTGCGCACACGTTGTATTCTTACTCTTTCTTCTATAACATCACCTCTGGTGCTTGGGTCAGAATTCCAAGCGTGGTCTGTAAGTTGATTTACTCTTTCTT